TAAGAATTTATCAATATCTTTTTGTGTAGCTCTTTTGATAGATTGTTTCCCATTGATCACATTCATTTCAAGTTCTACGATCTCAAAATAAGTATCTAGATCAAAAGATTTCGTATCATCTACTGAAATACCTAAATGAGCGAGATTAAAGATGATATTAGCAGTTACATTTACTTCGTCATTTCTTTGTTGGTGGCTTGGGTGTGGATCCTTTTTGAAACGTACCAAGCATTTCACCTATCGTATTCGTTAGATTTTCAAGTTCGTTTTGATTACTTAAAATAGAAAAATCCAACGACATCAAAAAGTCGTTGTATGATTGTTTACTGAAAGGGCGATGTAACACATAGATGATTCGGAAAATTGTATCAATAACTGTTGATAAATCATCCTCTTTTTTGATATTTGACTTTTCTAGCTTCTTGATATCGCTAAATAGTTCTGTTGAAAACACATTACGATAATCAATAATCGTAAATAATGATGAATGAAGGCGATAATCCTTATCACCAAGTTTAAGTGTTTTTTCCATGTTAGATTATCTCCTTAAATAAATGTTGGTAAAGCTGGAGCTGAAGTTAAGAATGCTGCATAGTTCGTATCTCCCACACCTGCTATGACTCTTAAAATTAGATTATTTCCTGATTCAATCGGTCTAGCTGTAATGTTTAGTGTAATTGAATTAGCTTCAATGGAATCGGCTTTTGATTTACTGGCATCACCTGATGGAGTAGCTGTACATAAGAAATACCAAATACGTCTTGCCTTGATATCTCCTTGAATTTCATACCCTAAAGCAAATGTCTTAGTTTCACCATTTACTACTTCTACAAGATTTCCGTTAGTGTCTTCTAAAACACCAAAGATGTCTTTTTTAAACACATCATCAATCTCAGTGAATTTTAAGGTAACTGTTGTCCCTGAATTTGAGACTAAAGTTGCGATTACCTTATCATCAGCATATACTTGTGTGCTTCCACCAATTGCTTCAGTAGTAATCTCCTGTGCACCTTCTAAACGCTTAGGTGTAGCAAAGGTCCAACTACCATCTTCTGCTTGAGTTGCGAGTGCATAGTGTACGTTTGTTAAACCAAATGTGACTTTATTACTCATTTAAAATACCTCCTGTTTGATTTCATATACTCTGTTAACTGAACTGTCTTCATTGACAAATTCAGATAATAATTCAAATTCATATCCCATAAAATATAGGGATGCTTCTAACTGTTCTTCTAATCCTAAGTTCTTCTTTTCTGTGATCAGATTGACTTGAAATGTAGCTACCTTTGCAACAACTCTATCATCAGCATACACAATTGAACGATTGCTGAGTTCTTGGTAAATGATATAGTTTGGATCACTTTCTAACCCTTCTCTTGTACCATATGACACTTTACCTGGTAAAACAGAATTGAGTGTATCGAACAAAGCTTCTAGTTTCTCTTGCATTAATCATCACCTTTTTCAATAATTGATTTAATATCTTCTAGCATTTTAGGAGTTAGCAGATCATATGCTGGACGCATAAAGGGTCTTGGACCTACATAATTACCACTACGGTGTGTAAAACCGAATTCTAGTAAATGAGTTAGTTTTCCTTTTTCATTTGAGAAGATAACAATCGTTTTGTTGATTCCACTGCCTTGAGGTTCAGCAACGAATGAATCTGCGAATGGTTTTGAACCACCACTTCTTGGTGCATGAGTGCTAATATACTTCACAATTTCCTTTGCAGTTTCATCTAGCCTTTTTTCAAGTTTTCCAATAACGTCTTCTGCGTACTCTTCTACCATATTTGAAATAGCAATTCCAAGTTCATCAAGCGTAATCAATGATATCACTCTTTCTAACCCTTGACTTACTCAAGTACAGTTCAATAAACTGTCCAATCTGATACGTTCGTTCTATCTTGTAAATATCTCCTGCAATGTCAGCGTATTTGCTACCATCGTACAAAAAACTTTGAATCTTAAGTGCTATATCAATTCTTATGTCTGATCGTTTGCTTTCATAATATTCGTTTGATGTAATGCTAAAGTTTATGCCAATAACTTCTTTTGAGTTTATAAGTTGGTATGTTGAAGAACCAATAGAATTTTGAACCAAATCCATGGTTAGCAATTTTATGGATATATTGGGTGAATTAGGATACATTTTCTGAAACTCCTTGTGTTAGTGCAATCTGACCAACCAACATATCAAATGTCTTTGGTAGTTCTTTTGCACTCCCATCATTCTTAAAGCCAAAGAACGTCTTTACATAAATTATAATCACTGTACTAACCATCGGATTTGATTCATCATTTATATAAGAAGGATCAATCCCACAACTTGTCAGGTATGCTTTGCAACTACTGATATGAGTGTTCAACTCGTCATCAGCAAATGATTCTGATAAGGGTATAAGTAGTGCCTTTTTTACAATGTCTAGTATCGCCATGAAATCAATCCTTTCTTAAACTTTTAATTTGCTTCAGTTATTAAGCTGCAGCTTTCTTTTTAATACGTAGGAACCCGTTATAACCCACTACATTACCACCAGTGAATACTGATGCTTTGTAGCTGATGATTCCATCTTTGAATTTGTAATCAGTTGATTTTCCAATTTCAACTGGTGAGAATACTGGAACTTCATAATTTTTAAGTGCTCCATATGCGATACCGTATTCTCCAGCCGCAGTATTACTATCAGCGATGGCTTTACAATGAGAGTTGATGATATAAGGAATACCATCGATAGTCTTGTTGACATAGTCAATAGTATGCACTTTTCTTCCTTCTTGAGTCTTAAGTCCAGCAAAGGCGCGTAAGTCATTCTTATTCAAGATAAGAACTGCTCCACCTTCGACTTCTTCATCCCCACCATAAGCAAAAACAATATCATCTAATGTTGAATCAGTAATTGCTTCAATCTCTAATGGTGCTTTATCAGCTAATGCCACTGCTGCATCACTAAAGATACCAGTGAATGTGTTAGTAGTTCCTGCACCACGTAAGATTTGTTCGCTGATTTTCTTTTTCAGTGAAATATTGATGTTTCTTAATACTTCAGCTTGATAAGGAATAGCAGGCAACTTTTCAAGTTCTTCTGTGATTTCTGTATAGGCAGTAATCTTTACTTTTGAAATTGTCAAGTAACCAAATGCAGGTTCTGTTTCGCTATAAGGTTGTCCTTCCAGTGTCGTTCCAGCAATACCATTGTTTTTAACAAATGATTTCTTGTACGTTTCTCCTCCATTTAGGTTAATGACATTTACACGATCAACAAGTGTTGAAACTTGAGCAAATGGTACTGGTGCTAATCCTGAAGCAGTGTGATCAGGCAGTAAGATTTCTTCACTTGATACTTGAATCACACGACTCTCACGCAAACTTGCTGCACGTTGTTCTAGTTTTTCTTTATCAATTTTAGTTCTATTATCAATAACGATTGGCTTGATTTCTGTTTTACTAGCGATTGCCATTTTCTTATCAATAACACTTCTTTCTTCTTGAAGCTCAGTTGTTTCAGTTTCGAATGCTTCAAGTTTGGTAATATCTGTTTCATTATCGACAAGACCTCTGATTTCAGTCAGTCTTGACTCGATTTCTTTTCGTCTAAGTTCTAAATTCATGATTTTTTTCTCCTTTTAGATTTGTGATTTGATTTTGATACGCTTTTTGATAACGCTTGATTTTTGTTCCTGCTCTACTAACTCCATAGCCTTTAGTTCTAACTCCATAGATTCTAAAGAACGAGCATATATAGAAGTTGCATCATATGCCGGAGTATCCACAACCGACACATCATACAAGCGTTCAATTTTTGTAATAGTTCTTTTTGGAATTCTACCTTCACGGTTCCATACTTGTTCATCTACCGTAAAAGCAAAACTCATCTTATCCAACAAACCGCTTCTTACCATTTTATAGATATCCTGGTTTGTATTGGTATCTAGTAATTCAGCTCGGACTTTTAATCCTTGCGAATCAACTGATAATTGAAGGGACTGGTTTCTTGTTCTTGCTAAAATTAAAAAGGAGTCCATATGATTGTATTTCATAGGAACATCCTTCATTTTTGTTTCTGACAGTGCTCTTGAATCGATTTCTTCAATGAAACCATATTCTTCATCACCGATTAATGTTTCATTATTAAAGACTAGTGCATAGCCTTCTAATATCATCTTGTCATCTTCTTCATGAAGGGTGACATCTGCGAGTCTAGTTTCCTTTATCATCTTTACGAGTCTCTACTTTCTTAGGTTTTGGTGTTGCTTGTTTTTCTTGTTTTTGGTACTCATATTCAAGCTCTGAGTCTTTATAGAAAAGTGACTCGAGTTTTTCTTTTTTACAATAATCATTAATGATAATCGTTTTCTTCTTTTGAGTTTCTAAGATTACCTTTAAGGCATCTTCTGATATCTTTCCATTAACTGTTATTTTCATCTTCTTGTTCCTCCGTTCCTACTTGATATTGATTTGCTTTATCTGCATCAACAAAGTTTAATGATTGAAGTCGTTTGTTTCCACCTTCGATAGGTTCAAGTCCGAGTAGTGCTCTCGATTCATTTAAGGACATGATTCCAAGACTCATCAGTTTCTCGATTGCAGCTACTTTGGTATTCCATGAAGCATACTGTAATCTTTCACTATAGAAGATGATCTCC